GCACTCGTTTGAGTGTTACCAGGACTGGACAGAATACGACCAGCAATCGCCCATGAGTCAACAGGTACGTGCAACGATACCGCACTTGCACCAATGAGAATACCACGATCATCCGCAAGTTTTTGGATGCTCGTAAGCGCAGTCTCAAGAGTAGCTTCTGTTAGGTCAGCAGCCGCAAGAAGGTTGGACTGATTACCATCAGAAATCGTGGGGTGTGCAGCAGAGAAGAACGCCGCTCCATCACCAATAGTATCAGAGAAACCATTGTTGAACAGATTGGCAGCTTTCACTTGCTTGGTATTCGCCATCGCACGGGCAAGACCCCTAGCACGAATTTTAGCAAACGTGTCATAGAGATTGTCTTCCATTGCTTCTTCAGTTACAGCAAAGGCAAGAGCAACCGTCTCGTGTGAGTAACGAGCCGTGTAGCTTTCTTGCGCTCCGTCATAGCTGACAGCAGCACCTTCGCCCTTTGTCGGGGCAGTACCAAATCCAGTGAAAAGCACTTCTTCTTCAAAAGCACGATCTGAATTTTCTACATCATAGAGAGATTCGTGTTCGTTGTTAACCTCTCCATACTCCATTCCGAAAACGGCATTAAGGCCAGGAAGGAGTTGTTTGCTAATACTAGCTCTATTAATAGCCATAATAAATCCTCCCTATTAAGCCGTTGATGCCGTAGCCGTTACAAAACGGTCACGGTGATGGTTGAGCCATACTTCTACAATTGGATAGGCATCAGTATCTTTTTCATCAGGGAACTGAGCTTTACCAACTACACGAACAGCAGCCGCTGCTTCCGTACCAGACGCACCGTCTAGGTAGTAGCTGGACTGACCCGTAGTCGTGCTGCCAGAAGAGGCAGTAGAACTAACAGTTACATTGTAGTTTTTAACAGGAAGCAACTCAACCGCAGAAAGCGATGTAGATGCTTGAATGTAATACGTCTGATCAGGATCAGTGATTACAAAGAACTTAACGTCCGTGGCACTAGTCCCACCCGGCCAATACCGAGAAAACTTCTGCTCACCGTTCTCAACATACTGACAACCCATGAATATGCCTGACGGCTTGAGGGTCGCAGCAATGTAGGGGCTAATCGTAGCAAAGTTAGCACCTGGAAGAACAACAGGATCACCCGTGAAGATACTATTCGTAGGCGTACCCGTCATTCCAGTAGAAGTTAACGCAATGGTATCAGTAACAGCTTCATTATTGTAAGCTCCACCTTTTTTACGAGCAGGAATGAAACCACGAAATGCTTTAGTAGTAGACATGTTTCATCTCCTTAGTTAATGGAAATCAGTCCTGAAAAGAGGGCTGTCTTCCCTTTGTTGTAACAGAACGACTAGAATTAGTTACAGGCATATTTGCTAGACGAGAATCAGAATTATTCATAAGCTGCATATTAACAGCATCCATCATATCGTTAGCTTTATTTTCATAGTACTTATTCCTAGCCGCAGCTTTTTTGGCTGGCATTTTAGCTAGAGCAAGATCAGCCCTATTTACTGTGCCTTCATACCGTCCACCCTCTCTCACGAAAGAGGTAGTAGCCAATTCAGGTACTTCTTCAGGAGAAACAAACACCCAGCCTTCTTGCTGACGTTTGCCTACGTTTGTGTAGTCATCTTGGCCGTTAAAGGAGACCCGTATCCAACGTAAAGTCAAACCCTCTGATGCGAAGCGTTCTTTAACAACTTCAGGAATTTCAAGAGCGTTTGGCTCTTCAAACGACCATTCTTCTTCTCGTTCTAAATTTTCTCTTTGGTTACTAGTACGTGATTCATTTCGTGTCATGTTTATCTCCCACGCTTATATTATGTTGGTGTACTCACCGTCAGCAGTCGTTACTTTTAACTTCTCTGCGGCGTACTGTTCAAGAGGTATCCCCCATTTGTTCGCAAGTCTTACGTCTTCTTTAGAAAGTTTAACTTTTGAACGAGAGTTCTGAGACGAGCGTGAAGCCCCAGAGACCACTTGAGAAGGTTGTGACGTGTTTTCCTCCACACGGACTGAAGAACCTCCAAAAGCTTTTTCCAAGCGTCTGTCAATTTCTTCGTAAAATTCATTATCATTTGGATCATATCCTTCTGACTTGAGTTCTGCATCAAGAGCTAACGCAGCAGCAGTCTTAATTGTATCGTCACCAAACCAATCATTTTTCTCTGCCCACTCTTGGGCTTTAACATC